TCTCTCCTAATTTTAAAGAACTTAACTTTTGTGAAAATTAACGAATTTTAAAGAATAGCCCCAAATCGGGGCGATTTTTCGGGAACCCTGTTAAATTGCTTTTACTGACACAAAACAATCCGGCTCATTCATGCCAGGTAATGGAGCAGATTGGAGCATTAAAAAACGTTTAGAGGGATCTGGTTTTGTCCAGCTTTTGGTAAAAACTCTTGTATTTACTAAAGCTTCATTGTCTTCAATCGCTCCGTAAAGTAATTGATTACTAGTCGCGGCTCCTGGACATCCTAAAATAATTCTATCAGTGGGAATCATCTGTTTTTCTGCGTCGTCAACAGGATCTATATACCATTCATCATAAGTAAATAGGTCGATTCCATGAACCCTGCCTACTTGCGTGGCGGCGCCTTCTGTTCTCTCTGCTAAGTCTCCCACTGCAATACGTCTGTTATCCATTAAAGTCCTAAAATCTGCGTGGGTTAATAAATTATCATAGACACCATCGCCCATAATAAGAGTATTTGGGACTCTCCCTGTGGCTTGCACAATCAATCTTTTCCAGGTTCTTATGTCTTTTAGTGGATCACTAGCGGAATTACTCCAAAGAGCAGCCCCGGAGAGAGTAATGATATGGGCCGCAGTCATAAGGAAATCTATGGTTTCGCTTATCTGCTCCCCTACCACTGTAACTTTCCCGGTTCTTATTGCTTCTGCGACCATTGTTTCTATTCGTCTATCGATCAATTCAGACAAATCCTCTATTTGTTCCCGGAGCCGCGCACCTGCCAAAACAGCGCCACGCGGGGTTCCGCCGTGAAGAGGTTGCCCCATCTGCCTTTTTAAAAGCTTCTCAGAGGTATCGATCATTTTTTCTTTAATATAGGGCGGGCGATATTGACGCGTTTGATAACCAATTTCTTGTATCAGTTTTGCGCGGTCGGTAGGTCTAACAAAGGGAGCTAATCGCCTTTTTCCTTTTTTGATATCCAAATCAATCCATTCAGAATCGAAAGTTGTTTCTTTTGTGAAAAAAGATTTTCTTAGAAACATAAAAGGGCGCTTAACTTGTTTGGTGGCAACCCCCATAGTTCTACTATCGTATAAATTTACAGGCATAAAAAACACTCCTATAATTTTAACTATTGCGAAAATTCGCAAAAATTAAAAACATTTAAAAATTTCAGTTTTTGCGAGAATCTACAAGATAGATTCCTAAAGCGGCTAAAGCTTCTTTTGTGTTTGCGATGGTGTGAGACGCCCCAAAAACTATAGAATTTTGGTCAAAGGTTCCTCTTAAATATCCTCCTGTTACCTTATCAGCTGCGCTTGCATCGGTGGCGACTGACAAAATTCTGGTTGGTGTCTCACTCCCATCAACAGCGGTTGAAAGGCTCATTACATATTTTAGAGATCCTGCGGTAACAGTACACAGAACAAAATCAGCGAGGGCGAAATCTGTGCCACCATCTGCGATGGTTATATTTATTTGCGTACCATCCTGGGTACTATAAGCTCCCTGGCCGACAAAGTAATCAGCTAAACGCTTTCCTTTTGGAGACAATACCGAAAAGCGGCCACCGGCTGCTATAACCTCAATACACTCTATTCTATAAGTACCAACCTGGGCGCCAGTTAAAAGAGCATAACCAGAGATCGCCCCATCTCCAGTATTACCGCCATCAGCCGTGGCGGTTCCTAAAACTACATTAACCCGCCCCAAAAGAGTGGAGCGGGCTCTATTTTCCCCAGAGAGCAAAGTGATTTCGTCGCTATGCTCATCATCACCAGCGATTAAATTATCTGGCGAATATGTCTCTGTTGACATTTGAGGATTTACCATATTTTTTTCTCCTATGAACTTTTATAAACTATTATAAATATTTATGGGTATTAATTAATTTTTAAAATGTTTAGTTTTCAACATTTCCCAAAATTAAAGCCACACCCTGGGCTATATCTTTGTCAACCTGAGAAGCGTCAGAATCTGGGACAGCCTGACTCTCACCAGCTAAAAGGGAAATAATATTATCATTATTTTCCACTTTAGGAACAGGAGATTTTTGCATTAATTTAACAATTTCCATAGCCACCTCGCCAGAGTTTCTACCCAGTTTTTGTTTTGCCTCGGAAATAATTTCTTTGACTCCTGGAAAATCTATCATTTGGGAGTCTATAGCGTTAATTCTCTCCTTTTCTCTTTTAGCTCCTTCTATCATCCCGGAGCCAAAAATATCATCCCAGACATCTCCCGCATTTTCTTTTATCCAGCTTGCAGTCATTAGAGGATTTTCTGGAATTTTGGCGGTTGTTTCCACTTGCGCCACTGGTGTGGCGGTTGCTACACTTACCACGTTATCTTTTCCACTCATAAAATTATCACTCCTTAAAGATAAAATAATATTATCTAAACTATTAATCTCATCGGCCAAACCTGCTGCTATAGCATCCTCAGCCAAAAATAATTTACCATCTGCAACATTTAAAACCTTTTCAGTGGACATTTTCCGGCCATCGGAAACAGCTCCCACAAAAATTGTATAGATAGCATTTAAACGGTCTTGAATAATTCCCTTTTCTCCCTCTGTTATCGGTCTATTGGGAGAGCCTACGGTCTTAAATTTTCCCGCGGTAAGTTCTGTAATCTTAATCCCTCTTTTTGCGTTTGCTTCTGAAAAATCAGCATGAACAGCCAAAACTCCAATTGATCCTACTTGGGCGGTTGAACTACTCATTATTATTTTGTCAGCAGAGGAGGCGATCCAAAAAGCGGCGGAAAAGGCAAAATCAGACACCACAGCCACCACATTTTTTTTGGAGCCAACATCCCGGACAACCTGAGCTAGTGTCTCCACTCCTGCAACTTCTCCGCCTGGACTATTGAAATTTAAAATAATATGATTAATTTGGGATGAATTTCCTAAAACTTTTAGTTTTTCTCCTGCTTCTGTAGTACTTACCGAATCAAAAAGAGTGTGTTTAGTAATAGCGGGGCGCTGGACAAATGGGCCGTCAAAGTCCATAACTGCTATATCTCCATCGATAACAACGGGAACAAAACCAAGTCCTAAATTTTCTAAATTATCATCTTTTAATTCAGTTTTAAATTTCAAATATCCGCTTTGCTTTTCCGAAAATTCATTTTGTTTTAATTCTGGAATTTTTCCAGATAACCGGGCGGGTAAAAGATTGACTTGGTTTTCTAAATATTCCCTTTCTACTAATAAGGGAATTTTCCAGCAAAATTCGGCTATTTTGGTAAAATCCATTTATTCCTCCTCATCTATTGCGCTTAATTTTTTGGGTTCGGGCTCCTCCAGCTCCTCCGGTTTTCCACTCTCTCCGCCTATGGGAGCCAATCCATTCTCTATTCTTTTCCTGTTTTGTATCACTAATCTATCATGGTTCTTTTGTCCATCTGTTCCGGTTAGTTCTGCGCTTTCTCTATCAATATCTGAAAACCCTCCCTCTACTCTTTTTTGGGCTGCTTGCACTGCTTTAAGTTCATCTATCTGTCCGCGTGCAGGGCCATTCCATTGAACACCAGTATAATATAAAAATCTATCCGGTTTAAAAAAATCTTTTGCTGGAATCCTCTTTAATGCCACTGCTTCAAGCCAGAACAGTCGCCAGATATGATTTAGCCACATATCAGCTAAGAATTGCCTTCTAACCATGTATAATTTCCAGGCTTGCAAAATAGCCGCTCTTGCTGCGCTATAGCTGCTCTGGAAATGCAAAAATAACTCCTCTAATGGGATACCTAAAGCGCCACCGATTTCTTTGAAAATTGCCTGATAAAATGGTTCAAAATTTGTATTAGGGCGCCCAGGATCAGCAATATCAATTTTTTCATTGGTCCTTAAATATTGAATTAATCCTTCTGATATATGCGCCTCATCCTCTTTTTTTGCTAGATTTTCAACTGGACCAACTTTATCCTCATCAGCTGAAAGTCCGCGAATTTTATCCTCATCCTCAGAAGTTACAAAAACGGTAAACATGGCGCCAATAACTGCGGCGGCTATCTCCGCTGATCTGTATCTATCCATCTGCTTTAGCGGTTCCATTATCGGGGCGAGAATAGAAACGCCTTTACTTTGACCCGCCCGCTTTTGGGCGTATAAATGACAGACTCTCCTCTGTCCTGTGCTTTTTCCAAAAGCTTCTAATCTATCCCATTTTAAATTTCCTCCTTGGAAAACTTCGCCTGGATGGTGGCTTAAAACATGGTAAGCAACAGGATCTCCATTTTCTCCCTTTTCGACTCCTCCTTTTAATCCTATAAC